GGCGGGGTCGGTATGGATGGGATCAGTGCCAGCCCTTATCGGATGGGTTATCAGCTGATTAACCGAGTACGTGGTCTCATCCAGCCGTATTCAAGTCCAGCATCACTGGTGGGCTAATGGCAGCGATTACCACACTACGTAGCACGCTAGCCACAGCTTTAACAAACAATGGAGTCTGGAGTACCTTTAGTTTTCCACCTGCAACTCTATTGGCTAACAGCGTTGTGGTTACTCCTGGTGATCCTTACATTACGCCTAACAATAACAGCCAGACATCTATTGCACCCCTGGCTAATTTTAAAATTTTAATGACCACACCTGCATTTGACAATCAAGGCAACCTAAAAGGTATGGAAGATTTTATCGTGGCAGTAGTAACTAAACTAGCGGCATCGGCCCTGGTTTACAACATATCAAGTGTCTCCGCTCCAGCTATAACCAATGCAGCTAGTGGAGATTTATTAACGTCGGAAATAACTGTATCAATCCTAACGAGCTGGAGTTAAAATGAGCACATCAGAAGACTTAGCCTTCTTAATTAAGACAGGCCAAATTAAAGACGCACCAAAACCAACTAAGAAAGATGAGGAATAACAATGGCCATATATCTAAATAACAATGTAGGCGTTAAATTGGCTACTGCCGCTGCGCCTACAGCACCTTCTATTGACATCAGCGCCTATGTAACTAACGCTGTAATCAACCAGATCGTAGATGAGTTAGAAGTAACAGCAATGGGAGATTCCGCCCACAAATTTGTAGCTGGTTTACAATCAGGCACATTTACTATCGACTTTATCAATGACTGGGCAAGCAGCCAAGTAATGCAGACACTTAATGCAGCCTTTGGACAAACACTTGCAATATCAGTAATTACTGTTAAAGGCACAGCAGTATCAGCCGCAAACCCGACTTATCAATTTTCAATTTTGGTTAATAATTTAACCCCGATTGGGCAAGGCGGTGTCGCTGAGGTTGCGACTAGCAGCCTATCCTTTACTGTAAACTCCGCAATAACAGTGTCACCATCGGTGGCATTCTAACTAAGGAGTAACAATGGCAAAGCTAAAGATAACAAGGGCTAATGGTGAAGTATCAGAGCATAAGATCACACCAGGTGTCGAGTACGCTTTCGAGTTAAAACGAGGTATGGGAATTAGCAAGGCCTTGCGTGAAGATGAAAAACAATCAGATATATTCTGGTTGGCTTGGGAATGTTTACGCAGGGCTGGCGCTCAGGTATCTCTATCCTTTGATGAGTTTATTGACAGTTTAGATACTGTTGAGGTGTTAGACGAAGAAAAAAAATAATCGAGCGGTCTTCAATCCTTTACAGCATTGCACAGTTGAGCGTAGAGACTGGGATACCGCCTAGAGAGTTTATTGATATGGATAGCGAAATGTATGCCGCAATCATACAAGTCCTAACCGACAGAGCTAAGGAGATCCGAAATGCCAGCAGAGGTCGTAGGCGTTAAAGATGTGATAAAAGGCCTTAGCTTTATAGATGATGATATGTACGCACGTATTAGGGGTGCGATCTCCCCCTTAATGCGCCAGGTTGAAGCAACCGCTAAAGGCTATGTACCAGCAAATACAGAAGTTTTATCAGGCTGGAGTAAACCAATATCGCCAGATGTAAATTATCGACCATTTCCAAAATACAATGCTGAAAGCGTGCGTGGTGGTATTGGCTATAAAGAGGGACAAAACAGAAAATTTCAAAACGGCTTTCAAGTAGAAAATTACGTTTACAACATTAACGCAGCTGGCCGTATCTATGAAACTGCTGGTCGATTAAATCCACAAGGCCGTGCGCCATTTCAGTCAATAGTATCTAAAGGCGGATCTGGCACTATGGTTAAAAAAACTAGGACAGGTAGATCGACCGAGCAATATGATTCTAATAATCCTTTTGCTGGTTACCAATTTGTGACCTCTATGCCAGGCTTAACTTCACAGCCAAAAATTAAAGACGTACGAGGTGGTGGCCGTAAAACTAAAGGTAGAATAATTTACAAAGCCTGGGCCGAAAAAAGTCCTAAAGTTTATGATGCCATACTCAATGCAATTAACTCTACAGCTGATTACTTTAATGATTCTACAGAATTAAAGAAGGTGGCATAGTGGCAAATGTAGTCGTCTCGGCCTTAGCAACCTGGAATGGTAAAGCGCTCAAAAAAGCCAAGCAGGATGTTTCAGTATTTGATAAGCAATTAAAAGGATTAGCACGCACCTTTGGCGTTACCTTTAGTGCTGCTGCTATAGTTGGCTTTAGCAAAAAAGCAATTAAAGCGTTTACTGAGGATGAAGCTGCTGCTAAAAGACTTGCCCTACAGCTAGAAAATACTGGCAACGCATTTAGAGTTGATGAAGTTGAGGGCTATATAAAGAGCCTAGAAAAAACCAACGCAATACTTTCCGATTTGCGTGGCCCTTTCCAAACATTATTAAACCTAACTGGATCTGTAGAGTTAGCGCAACGCTCATTAGAGGCAGCATTAAACATAAGCGCTGGCACTGGTGAAAGTTTAAGTACAGTTATATCTGCTATTGCAAGTGGTATTAGAGGTCAAACTAAAGCAATCAAAAACTTAAATACAGGTATTGATGCCAACATAATTGCTACTGGCGATATGAACCAAATTATGGAAGCGTTAGAAAAACGCTTTAGTGGTCAGTCAGCAGCTCGGCTAGATACTTATGCTGGCAAGATGGATGTATTGCGCAAGGGTGCAGACGAGGCAACAAAGTCTATCGGTACTGGTTTAGTTAATGCTTTAACAATACTTAGCAAAGATAATTCTGTTGAAAGTTTAGCGACCAATTTTGAAAACTTAGGAAACAACATAGCCTTTGCTATTGAAGAAATGGCTAAACTAATAAAGAAGTTTGACGATCTTGTAAATAATCCAACTTTTGCCGCAGGTCTTGTAGCGTTAGCTGCCTTGTCTAAAAATCCTAAAATTTTAGCCACAGCAATAGGTACAGTTGGCCTCAATGCTGCTAGTAATGTTGCTTTAGGTGGTGGCAGGACTTCTTCCTCAACAGCCCTTAACAATGCGAACGCTAGAGAAAATAGATTACAACTAGCACAAATTAAAACAGGCACAACCTATCGCAGGCTAGAAAACGAACAATTAAAGAAAAAAACTGACGTAGATAAACTATCTGAGAAGTTTGATGTTGAGCGCATAAATTTAATGAAGGCACTAGCTGAGGCTACCGATGCTGAGACTAAACTACGCATTCAGGCAAAGATAGCCATATTAGACAATAACGAGGCTTTATCTAAAAAGTATCTAGCAGAGTTAAATGCAGCCAAAGCTGCTACTGATTTAGCCTCAGCTTTTAATGGTTCAGTATTATCTTTAAGTTCTAGTAAAGCTGACATAATGAAATATCTAAACGATCGAGCAGATGTGCAAACTAAACAACTAGCAGCAGGCATACCTTTGACAGCGCCTAACCCAGCAGATACAGCCATAGTCCAAAGACATATCGAACAGACTTTAGAATCTGTAAATAGCAAATTGCCAGGGTTATTAGAGAAGGCTCGCACCACTGTAAAGTCTGGATACGACATACCAAGCCCAGAAGAATTTTATGGCAAATTACCACCAAGTGACATAGTAAATCGTGCTAGAGATATGGCCGCAGCAGCCCCTGTAATTAACGTAAACGTAGAGGGCAGCCTAACCTCTTTGCAAGAGTTTGAAATAACTATGCAAGATCTATTATTAAAGATCTATAAGCAAAATGGAGATTTAGCGCCAGCAGGGTTTATTCAATAATGACTGTGCCTGTTATAAATGCAGTAATTAACTTTAGCACTGGCCCAGCATTCGCTCAGGCATTTCTAATCGATTCAGGCATATTAGGTACTAACGTATTAGCCGATGCCGCAGCTGTAATTGTCGATGTATCTGATCGGCTTAATTATGTCCAAACTAAAATTGGCCGTAACCCTACGGCAGATAGATTTATTACAGGCCAATTAACTTTACGCATAGTAGATCAGAATGGGGACTTTAATCCTACTAACCCGACTGGGCCTTACTTTGGGTTATTAACGCCTATGAAGAAAGTCCAAATAACCGCTACATATAGTGGCACTACTTATCCTATATTTTCAGGCTTTATTACATCTTATGTTAATCAACAACCTAAAGATGCTACAGAGGTTGCCTATACAACTATCACAGCTGTAGATGCTATGAGGCTTGCACAAAACGCACAAATTAGCACAGTCACAGGTGCTACCGCTGGCGACTTATCAGGCACACGTATTAACCAGATATTAGATGAAATTGCTTGGCCACCATCAATGCGTTTAATAGATGCAGGTCAAACTACTTTACAAGCTGACCCAGGCACAGCACGTACATCTCTTAGTGCTATGGAGACTGTTGCCAATTCAGAGTATGGCTCTGTATATGTTGACTCCAATGGAGAGTTTGTATTTAAGGATCGCCTTACTGCTACTGCATCAATAGGTGCTACCCCTACCCTGTTTGCAGATGATGGCACAGGCATTACATACGCTAATGCAGTATGGAAACTAGATGACACTCTTATATTTAATTCAGCCCAGATCAGTAGATCAGGTGGATCACCACAGACAGCCATAAACCAGCCATCTATTGACAAGTACTTTATCCACAGTTATAACCTGCAAGACCTGCTAATGCAGACCGATGCCGTGGCCTTAGATTATGCGCAGGCTTATGTAGCCAGTAGAGCTGAGACCACGATCCGATGCGATGCTATCGAGTTAGACCTATACACCCCTAACTACAACACAGGCATAATCGCTGCCCTAAACCTAGATTTTTTTGATCCGATCACAGTAATCACCACCCAGCCTGGTGGGTCTAAGCTGGAGAAAACACTACAGATATTTGGCGTAGCCAACACCATCACACCTAATAGTTTCAAAGTGGTGTTTACAACGCTTGAACCTGTCATAGATGGGTTTATAATAGGCAACATAGATTATGGTGTCTTAGATGAAAACGTCTTATCTTATTAAGGAGATATAATGTCAACTTTTCCAGGCACAACAGGGCAAGTAGTTACATCCGCTATGTGGAATGGACTGCCAGCCTTTGAGGTACAAACTGCTAAGACAGCAGATTACACAGTGGGTAGCGGTGATGAGTATCAGCAGTTAATCCCGATGAACAAATCATCAGCTGCTGACTTTTTAATACCAACCGATGCTACTTATAACTTCCCAGTAGGCACAGTTATTACAGTATTAAATATCGCATCAAATGCGGTAACTATTAAAGCAGTTACATCTGGTACTACTACAGTTTTAAGTGCTGGATCAGTTGCGGCACAACCAACTTTAGGTCAATATAAATCTGCTGCTTGTATTAAAACAGCCGCAAACGCTTGGTACGTTGTGGGGTCTATTTCATAATGATCGGTAATATATTTAGCGCAGTTACAGCTCCTTTTACGCCCCCACCACCATTTACTGTTGATTATTTAGTTGTAGCAGCAGGTGGCGGTGGTGGTGCTTATTCAGCAGGTGGCGGTGGTGCTGGTGGATTGCGTTGTACTGTTACTGCAACTGGCGGTGGTGGTAGTTTAGAAAGCGCTTTAACATTATCAGTTGCTACAAATTACACTGTAACTATCGGTGCTGGTGGAGTTGGACAAGTTTCATCTGCTGAATCTGGAAATGGTGGAGATTCTACATTTTCGACCATTACATCTACTGGTGGCGGTGGTGGCGGTGGTTATACAGGTTCTTTCTATTCTGGAAAAAATGGTGGTTCGGGTGGCGGTAACAGTTACAACACTAACTCGCCTTACACTTTTGGAACTGGTACTCCAAATCAAGGCAGAAATGGTGGTAATGGTTTGCTTGCTAAAGATTGCGGTGGCGGCGGCGGTGGTGCAAATGTTGCTGGTCAAACAGGTGGCACAGTTGGCAACGATGCTGGTAATGGTGGAGATGGTGTTGCCACTTCAATTACTGGATCATCTGTAACTTACGCAGGTGGTGGCGGTGGCGGTCACTACACTGGTGGTTTTCCTGGTTCAGGTGGTACTGGCGGTGCTGGCGGTGGTGGCGATGGTAGAGCCGCTGATATAGGAGTAAATGTTTTAGGCGAATCTGGAGATACAAATACTGGCGGTGGCGGTGGTGCTGGACAAAGCACAAGCATTCCAATTCCCGCAGGTGGCGCAGGTGGCGCAGGTGGTTCTGGAGTTGTAATTCTCAGATACCCAGATACCAGAACAATTATTTTTGGAGCTGGTGTGACAGGCACAGAGAGCGCTGCAAGTGGTGGTTATAAGCGAGCAACAATTACAGCTGCAACTGCAGGCACAGTGAGTTGGTCATAATGGCTCATTATGCTTGGCTAGATCAAAATAACACAGTAATAAATGTAACTGTAGGCGTGGATGAAAATGTAATTCAGCAAGATATTGGTGGATCAACTGAAGCCTGGGAAGCATTTTATAGTGAGGCAACAGGTTACAATGTAAAGCGCACTAGTTACAATAACAAAATTCGCAAACAATACGCAGGTATTGGCTATAAA